CGCACCGCCTGATGCCCTTTGCGAGCGGCTCGGCTCGTAGAGGCGCAAATCGTCATCGGTGACAGTGGGTGGTCTGAGAAATTGATCCTCGGTGTTGCGACCAGGGTCGGGAAAGAGTCGAACCCGGGAACTACCCGGCTGCCGGGCCAAGGTCGGCTCTCGGCGCGTTGCCGCCGTTAACTGGCACCGGGGCGAAGGACCCCTTACCACCCAATGGAGCCGATCCCGGCGGGTATCGCAAGCGGCAGGTGTGGGCATAACCGGCCGTCGCCTGTGGTTTCCAGCCACGCGCCGTCCCGCTTGGATTGACCCAGCGCGCAAGACCCGGCATCGATCACACACGCGAACGGTCAACAACAGCCATTCGCGAGCGGCCTGGGGCAACCCTCCCAAAACGATCGTCAGCAGCGGCTGGATGAACGGACCGTCGAGCGGGACGAGGCGCTCGCCCGTGAGGCTGCAACCGCCGAAGTGCTGCAGGTCATCAATTCCTCGCCCGCTCCTTACATCGACTCTCGGCGCGTAAGATCTGGGCTTTGTCATAATGAGCATGTGGACTGCGGGGTGATGCAGCGAGTGCTTCGAGGTGCCGCACCGGAAACGGCCGCTTGATCAGAAAGAATCGCGCCGCTGGATCGAAACCGCCACGGCCGGCAAGCGCGTGGCGTCGAGCAAGCGCTTGAGTCCAACCGGATCGTCCACCCGGGCGAGGCGCCAGACCCGTCCGTCGACGCCGAGGCGGGCGGCGTAGTCGGCGAGTTCGGCGACCCCGTCAGCGCCGAATCCAAGCTGAAGCCGAGCAGCAATACCTCGCGGGCCGGCGGGCCGTTCGGCGAGCCGATCAAACATCGCCTGGAACTCGGAGGCGAGCAGACCGCATATCGCCGGACAGCGCGTGTAGAAGAATTCGACCAGCGCCGGCCGGCCGCGTAGCTCCGACATGCGGAACGGCCGGCTCGACTGGTCCACGAACTGGGTATCGGGCAGCGACCGCGGTCGCTCGCGGCGGCCAGACGCCGCGACCCGTCGGTCGTCACCCACACGAAAACCGTCCGTGACTGCGGCAAGCACGTTCAAGCCCGTCGCGACAACGGCGAGTGCAGCGAGCGTCGCCTGCAGCCTCATCGCGCCGCGAACAGGCTTGGCACGCGCGCGAAAAAGCGCGCGGCGAAGACCAGCACCGCGACAATCACGGCAAACGCGAACAGCGAAGCCGCGCGGTCGTAAGCGAGCCATTCCGGGAGGTGAACGGCCCAGCGGCACGGCACGCTTGCCTTGCCTCTCTGTCAATCTTGGGGCGACTTCTCACTATGGTCGATAACTAATTGACACCCGTTTTATTGCCTAATCGGCGATCCGCCGGATGTTCGGCGCCGCCCTGGTAGCGCTGCCGGGTGCACTGGATGCGTAACGCTCTCGCCTACGTCCCCAAGACCCAGCCGAGCATGGTGGTAGCCGCCCTTCGCCGGGCGTTTTTGCAGCTCGACCGGACTCAGGCGGCCGCCATGCTGCGCCACTTCGCCAATCAGTTGCGACGGAAACGGCCCAGAGCTCGCCGTCTTTCTTGCCTTATCGAGAGACTGACAAATACAGGAGGGTTGACACCGGAGATGTCGGAATTAGCCCGTTCGATACGTGGTAGCACGTATTGTCCTAGCGCATGATGGGTTCGTATTCGGGTCACGCTGATTAACGACCGCCAGCATCACCCATCTCTGGGCAAGGAAGGAAGCAGTGAGACACACCGCACGAGCTGCCGCTCTCGTAGACGCCATTTGGTTTGCTAGCCAAAACACCCGGTAACGTGTAGGTAGAAACGGACGCGCATCGGAATGGCGTACAGCCAGGATAACGCGTGTCGCGGCAAATGCGGCGGGGAAAATCAATATGGAGTCCCTCGTTGCGTTGAATGAGACGATGGTGCGCCTTCGGGACTATCTGCCGAAGGTCGCCCGCTCGAATGCGAGCGTTCTGATCACCGGTGAGACAGGAACCGGCAAAGAAGTTGTGGCTGAGACGATCCACCGGTTGAGCCCGCGCAGCGCCCGACCGTTCGTGCGGCTCAATTGCGCGGCCATTCCCGATAACCTCGTCGAAAGCGAGCTGTTCGGCTTCGAGCGCGGCGCCTTCACGGGCGCGCAAAGCAACTATTCCGGAAAGTTGCGACTGGCGGACGGCGGCACGGTCCTGCTCGACGAGATTGGCGAGATGAGTCTGGTCGCGCAGGCCAAGCTGCTCCGGGTGATCGAGAATTCCGAAATCTTTCCACTGGCCGGGACACGAACCATTCCGGTCGACATCCGGATCATCGCTGCGACTAATCAGGATCTCGATCCACTGATCGACGCCAATCGCTTTCGGCGCGACCTTTATTACCGACTGAATGTGGTGCGTCTGCAGCTCCCTCCGTTGCGCGAACGGCCGGAGGACATCCCGGCACTCTTCGAGCTTTTTCTTGCGGAATTCAACCGCCGCTACCGCCTCGCCGTGCCTGGAGCAAGCGCCGATCTGCGTGACTGTCTGATCAAATATCAGTGGCCAGGCAACATTCGTGAAATGCGTAACCTCGTCGAGGCCATCTTCATCGACCCGCCAAACGGGCCGATCGAGCTCGGCGATCTGCCGCAGTCGTTCCAAAAGATATTCGCGGGTTTCGTTCTGGCCAGCACTCCTGCTGACGAACGCGAGAAGCTGCTGTCGATCCTGCACTCGACCAACTGGAACAAGAGCCGCGCCGCGGCCCAGCTGAAATGGTCGCGGATGACCCTCTATCGCAAGCTCTCGAAATACGATCTCGGGCCGAAGCGGACCAAGGTGTAACCCCGTTACATTCTGCACGGCCGCGTGTGACAGTCCTCATCCAATTTGTAAGTTCTTGCGCTTGTTGAGAACGCCGGCTGCCGAAGATGGTCCTGCAAGTTTTTGCCGCTGTAACAGAGCGACAGTCCGGTCGGCACAGCGACGCGGCGGAAACCATTGAGATCGATGAGTTCCGGCTGAATCTCGTGGGCGCCGCAACGCTGGCACAGCGCTTGCTCCTCTCCTGTGCGTTACGTCACCGGGACCGGCAAGAGAGCGGTAGGTAATGAGAAAGGCTGTTGGGATTAAGCGCAATCGGGCACCGCAGGCACGGTACGCCAACTATTTCGAGGTCGGTCACAACGCGCTTGAATTCGTGATCGATTTAGGACAGTACGATCCCGACGCCGAGGCCTGCCGGCTACATACCCGAATTGTCACCGGGCCTGCATACGCCAAGCTGCTGACATCTCTACTGCACAGTTCGATTCGGCAGTATGAGGCGGAGAACGGCGAGATCCACGGCACTGAGGCGGTGATCGATCCGCTCAAGGTCGTCAGGGGATCGCTCGGCAGCCTCGATTCCGTCTGAGCGCGTCGCCGCGAGGTCCAGCGAGCAATTCGTCCAACTCCATGAGCCAAACGATTGTCCACAATATGGATAACCCATGGACATCCTCGAACCCCGCGGCATTGAGCGTCTCGGCAGACAGTCAGCTGATGATATCGGGTGCGGCGAGCAACCACATCGTGTCGGGCGGAGGAGCCTTGGCGGCTTTCGCCGAATTCGTGCCGGGTGCGCTGCTGGATTTGAGCCAGTTTGACGAGCTGCGGTTTTGGGTGCGCGCCAGCCTCCCCGCTGACGGCTCGTCCGGCCAGCCTTTCGTCCTCGAATTCTCCTACGTAGATCAGAACGACGCTGCCGGGGAACAGCACCAATGGTTTGTCCCGGTGAACCTGAAAAACACCTGGGAACAGCGGCGCATCGGCATCGAGAGCGATCGCCGCTCGGCGATTAACCGCTTGCGGTTCACTAGTCTGTCGAACGGGTCATTCTCATACTACATCGACGAGTTCCTCGCGGTCCGCGACGAGATGCTGGCCGATGTGGAGCAGACGCTGGTCTCGCGCCTGGAGGAACAATCGGTCCTGCCCGGCTTGGCGAATGCCGCCATTGATCAGAATGCCGCCGCCGGCGCGACCCAGATCCGCCTGCCGCTGACCGACGGTTTCAACGTCGGCAACCGCATTCTGGTTCAAGGCGGCAGCGCCGGCGACGAGACCCACGATGTCGTCGCCGTCCAGAACGACACGGTCGCCAACCATACGACGCTGACATTCGCGGCGACCGACGCGCTCAGAGGGAACCTCACTGCGGGCGCCGCCAGCGTGACCCTATTGGTCCCGGTGATCATCGAGACTGCCGCTGCTCCCCAATCCTTCGACGCGACCCCGCCGGGCGCGCCGATCCGCCCGAGCCCGGCTTTCCTGCTGAGTCTGCTGGATGCGCGCGAGGATTTGTCGCGAACCAATTACGAGCCGCAGCGCGACAGTTTCCGGCGGCGTGGGGCAGCGATCGTCTGCAGCGTTCGCGCTCCGGCTCGCGCCTATCTCGCGGACTACCAGGTCATGCCGATTGCGCCGGAGCGGCCGCAGGAGCTGTTCTTGCGCAATCTGGTGGTGCAGCGCCTGTCGATGGATATCCCGCTGAGCATCAATGGCGCGTTTTCATCAGTCTATATCCTCCCGCCCCCGGCGCTGGTCTTCCGGCAGATCGGCCAGCCAACATCGGTTTATGTGCGGATCTATACCCGCTTGGAGACTGCGGTGCGGCAGGTACAAGTGTGGGTACGGAGGATGACGGTCGACGCCGCGCCGCTCGACGCCCCCGCCGATGAAGAAGAGATCGTGGTGGATCTATGAATACCTATCGCCTCAATGACGGAGACACGCTGGTTCTGAGCGTCGACGGCGGCGCCTGGGAGACGATCACCTTTGAGGCCGGAGAGTTTGCGGATATCCGCGAGGCGACCGCTGAGGAGATAGCGAAAATCGTCGATCGGTCGCCCTTGGTGACGGCCGCTGTAAATGACGGCGGCGCGCTCGAGCTGGCCACCCGGACCCCAGGTGGTCAGGCTCACCTCGAACTCGACCTGGCGGCGTCGTCGGCCGCCGCTGCGCTCGGGCTGACGACGGCGCAAGCCGAGGTCCGGGGCGCCGGGTTGAGCGCAGCCCGTCTGGTAAGCCGCAATACCGCACCCTTTGCCCTGCCGATTGGGGCGGAGATGAAGTTGGAATTGGACGGCGTCAGCCACGACATCAAATTCACCGGTGGCATCACCGCGGACAGGGCGTCGGCGGCAGAAGTGGCCGATGTCATCAATGCCAATCATCCGTCGGTAGCCCACGCCACGCGCGACGAACGGGTGGCGCTGACCTCGCCGACGATCGGGTTCGGATCGAGCCTCAGGATACATCCCGGCGACGGCCCGGTCGATGCAGCAGCGATCCTTGGATTTGTCGGCACTGCGGCGGTCAGCCGGCCCCACGAGGCCGCTCCGGCGCGGATTGTCTGCAGCGGGCGCCGCACCGCGATAATGGTCGTCAATCTGACGGGCGGTCCCATCGAGCTGCACCTTTCATCTGGTCCGATGCTGCTGCCCGCGCGGGAGACGCTGCCGGTGCCGTCGGGTGAGATGGCGTCCGATTCGCTGCAGCGCCTCGTGGCCCAAGGTCAAGTGCGGCTCGTGCCGGGTGAACATGGCTAGGAGATACCCGCTATGGCTCTGAATGTCGGCATCAACGTCGTCGAGGTCGACGGCAGGGCGCCAGCGAGCATCGCGGCGGCGCCGACTTCGGTAGCGGCGTTTGTCGGGGTCATGGAGCGCGGGCTGCCGAATGTGCCCGTGCACATCTCCAGCCCCCAACAATTGCAAAGCCGCTTCGGCAATTATCTGGCCTCTGGCTACCTGGCCTATGCCGTGGACGGGTTCTTTCTCAATGGCGGCTTCGAGGCCTACGCGGTCCGGGTGGTCGGCGCGGCGGCGGCGGCGGCGTTCACTGTGCTCAACAATCGTCTCGCTACCCCGACCCCGGCGTTGCGGATAGCCGCAGGTTTTCGCGGGCGGACGGATCCCGGAGCGTGGGGCGGGCGGCTGCGCGTCGACATTCGCGACGACCCGCGGGGCGCCACGGGGCTGCAGGTCGCAGCACCGGCAAACGCGGCCAGCGCGCAGCTTCAGTCGCTCAGCGGATTTCCGGTTGGCAGCGTCGTGCGCTTCGTGGACGGTGCCGCCACCTTTTACCGAAGGATCGCGTCGGTCAATTCGACGACGCGAACCGTTAGCTGGGCGGCGGCCGCGCCGATCGCCCCGGGTCTCGCCTCCACCACCACTGTGACGAGCGCCGAATTTCGCATCACGGTTCGCTACCGCTCCGACCCGACCAGCGATTTTACGGTGGTAGACGACTGGCGCAACCTCAGCATGGAAACCGACTCGGCAGACTATGCGCCCGCTCAGATCAACGACACGTTCACCGGGTCGCAATACATTACAGTGACTGACCTGAGCGGCGCCACGGCGAGCGGCGACGAAAATCCGGCGGTAATATCGAACCAGCAACTCAACAACGGGGTCGACGCCGCCCCGGCAGCCGGCGACTATACCGGCAACGCGGCGGCCAAGACCGGATTTTCCGCTTTGGATGTCGTCGCCGTGCAGCTCCTCGCCGTTCCCGACGCGCATCGGCTGAGCCCGGCTGACCGGGATGCAGTATTTCACGGCGCCCTTGATTATTGCGCAGAGCGCGGCGATTGCACCTTTGTCGCGTCCGCCCCGAATCGGGCGGCGCCGGGCGGCGTGACACCGCGCGTGCCCGCCGACTATACCGAGCTCGAAAGCGATTACACCAACCGGATCAAGCGGTTCTCGGCGCACTTTCAGGCCCTCAAGGTGTTCGGCGCAATATATGCCGGATGGATCCAGGTTATTGATCCGATCGCGACCGGGGCAGCGCCCACCCTGTTTATCCCCGGCGACGGACATGTCTTGGGCGTCTATGCGCGCACCGACCAGGAACGGGGCATCTGGAAGGCGCCCGCCGGCAGCGGGGCGGTGGTGCGCGGCGCCCAAGCCGTGTGCGCCTCGTTTACCGACCTTCAGCACACCGATCTGGTGCGCAACGGTCTCGTCAACGGCATCCGCTTCCAGCAGGGTGCGGGGATCACGATCGCCGCCTCGCGGACCCTGAGCTCCGACACCCGCTGGTGGTTCGTCAGCACCCGCTTAGTGTTCAATTTCGTCAAGGTGGCGCTGCGCGACGGACTGCGCTTCGTGCGCCAGGAGCCAAACTCCGGAGAGCTTCGCCGCAACGTCTCGTTGAACGTCGTGCGGCCCTTCCTGCTCAATCTATGGCGTCAGGGCGCCTTTGGCTCCGATCCTCCCGACAAGGTTTTCACGATCAAATGCGACAGCGAGAACAACCCGCCGGTGGAAGTAGACCAGGGCAATTTCAAGATCGAGGTGTACTTCTACGCGGTTCGCCCGGCCGAGACGATCATCATTGTGGTCGGGCAGCAGCCCACCGGAGGAACCGCCAGCGAGGCGTAAGGAGAACGCGGAATGGCAAATCTCGGCGTCAATGTCATCGAGGTTGACGGTCGCAGTTCCCCGGCGATCGCTGGTGCTCCGATCTCGACCGCCGCATTTCTCGTCCGCAGCGAGCGCGGCATCCCCAATCTGCCGGTGCCGATCCAGGGCTTCGCCGATTTTGTAAATAATTTCGGCAGCTACATCACCACTGCTTTTGGCGCTCACGCCGTGCGCGGGTTCTTCGACAACGGCGGCACCCAAGCCTATGGCGTGCGCATCATCGGGTCAAACAGCCAGGCGGCGAGCGTCATGCTAGGCGACCGGCGGGCCGCTCCCGCCAACACTCTGCTCGTCCAGGCAGGTATGCGGGGCCGCCCGGATCCCGGCGAGTGGGGCAACTCGCTGACCGTGCAGATCGCCGATCATCCGCGGGGCACTTCGATCATCCCGGCGCAAGTCATCGGAGCCGCCCGAAGCGAACCGTTTGTGCTCACTGACGGCCAACAGATCCAGTTCACGGTCACCGTGAGCAGCGTCGCCTCGACCGAGACGGTGACCTTTCATACGGCGGATTTTGCCAATATTGCTGCTGCCGCTGCAGTTGAAGTGGTCGCCGCCATCGGCCGGCAGACGACCTTGGTGCAGGCCAGCGCGACGCTAGATGGCCGGGTGGCCCTCGCCGCTGCGCGCGCGGGACAGAATGCCGGGTTAGCGCGCCTCGTCGTTGCCGGCAGCGGCGCTGCCGCACTGGGCTTCACCGGCGCGTCGGCCAACAGCGACGGCGCCCTCGTGTTGAACACCACGCTGGCGATGCTGCAGAGCGTCGGCGGCTTTCTCCGCGGTTCAGCGACGCGCATCGAGACCCGCGGCAATGTCATTGCCCCGCTCGACATGGCGGCGACCATCGCTGACGGCGCCGCTATCAGCGTGACGGCGGATGGCGGCACTGCGCAGACCATTGCTTTCCACGCAAGCGACTTCGTCAATGGGCTGGCCAGCATCTCACCGGGTGAGGTGGTGGCGGCGATCAACCGCCAGGCCCGGGACTTTAGCGCTGCGCTGGCTTCCAACAGCCGCCTGATCCTGCTCTCCAACTCCTTTGGGCCGAGTTCGGCGATCGCTGTCGCTGCCGGCGCGCCGGATGCGACCGCTGCCCTGGGACTGACGGGCGCGGCGCCCCAGGCTGGCAGCCGCACCTTTGCGGCGATCGACCAAGTTTCCGAAGGGTACAGGTTCGTCACTTTCGCAGCGCCTCTGCCGGCCACTCCCATCACGGCGGCACGAATTCAGAGTGTGGAATTCGACCTCGCCGTCGGCCGGGGCGGCCTCGAGATCGAGCGTTTCGAATCGCTGAGCCGGGAGGCTGCGCTGCCCTATTCGGTGCAGGCGGTGATCAATGATGACGCTGCCGGCTCGCGCTACATCATGGTCACGCCGCAGACCGATAACGTCGTCGGCGCCAATGCTCCCGCCGTCGGCTCCTATGCGCTCGGGACCACCGATGTGGGCACGAGCGGCGATCCTCCGGCCGAAGCCGATTACATCGGTGATCCGCTGCGGCGCAGCGGGCTTTACGCCCTCGACCCGACGGTTTTTCAGCTGTTGGCAATCCCCGAGACGACGGCGCAAGGAGTGGTAGCGGCGGCGATCGCATACTGCCAGAACCGCGGCGATGCGATGTTTGTCGGCTCGGTTCCGTCCGGGTTCGATCTCGAAGGCGCCAAGACCTACGCCGCCAGCTTCCGCGGGCGCAAGGTGTATGGAGCGCTCTATTATCCCCAGATCCAAATCGTCGATCCGACCGGCAAGAGCCCGCGCATATCTATCCCGCCCGTGGGGCATGTCCTCGGGGTCTATGCCCGCATCGGCGAGGCGCGAGGGGTATGGAAAGCGCCGGCCGGCGATGAAGCCCAGCTTGTCAATGCGCTGGCGGTCGATGTCGACCTGACCGACACCGACCACACCGATCTGGTCAAGAACGGCGGGGTGAGCGCGATCCGGGCGATCCCGGGTTCGGGCACCGTTATCGACTCGTCGCGAACCCTCAGCACCGATACCCGCTGGCTCCATATCGGCACGCGACGATTGTTCAACTTCGTCAAGGCCGCGCTGCGGGATGGGTTGCGCTTTGTGGCGCAGGAACCGCACGACGAGAATTTGCGGCGCAACGTCCAATTCAACGTCGTCCGGCCCTTCTTATTGGGCCTGTGGGCGCAGGGTGCGTTTGGTTCCGACCCGGCAGACCAGACGTTTACGATCAAGTGTGACGCCGACAACAACCCACCCGCAGACGTCGCACTCGGCCTGTTCAAACTCGAAGTCTACTTCTACCCGGTTCGGCCGGTCGAGACGATCATCATCGTCGTCGGTCAGCAGGATAGCGGCGCCACCGCCACCGACCAATGAGCGACACTGTGGATTTCCAACCCTGATGGAGGACTGACGTGCCAGAAGTGACGTTCCGCGAACCCTTCCATTCGCATGGGTTTGTCCTTGAGGTCGCCGGCCAACGCTGTGGCGTGACCAAGGTCTCGGGCCTCACAGAGGGTCACATGGATGTTATGGAGGTTATGGACGGCGGCTCTACGCACGTCCACAAAGCATCTGGCGGCGTGGTGAAGTTTGATAACCTTGTCCTCGAGCGTTACATGGACGGCGGCCCGGGGGACAAGATTTTTGCAGACTGGTTCAGCGAGATGTTCCAGCTGAACGGACCTAGTGGCGGCTCCTCGACTCGTCGCACTATTTCTCTGATCAAGCTGGATCCACCTGGCCAGCAAGAAACGATGCGCTTTCTGTTTCACGATGCCTGGGTAGTGAATTCGAAATTCACCGATCTAGAGGCCGGCTCGAACAATCCGTTTAAGCAGACGGTGGAAATCGCGCATAGCGGCATAGAACGCATAGAGTCAGCCGGCTAGGGAGATCTGAGACATGAACGACATCGTGCTAGAGCGGCGTGTTCGCGAATATACACTCGAGCTGCCCATCGGCTATTTGGATGCCGACGGACGTCTTCAGCGCACCGCCATATTACGCAAGATGACGGGTCGCGACGAGGCGATCATGGCCGATAAAAGCAACCGCAACAACGCAGCGCGCATGATCACCGAGCTTCTCGCAAATTGCCTGAAGCGGATTGGCGACATCGACAGACCCGGGCGTCCGATCGTTCAGCAGCTCTATTCCGGCGACCGTTACTTCCTGCTGATGAAGCTGCGCGAGATCACCTTCGGGCCCGACATGCAGGCGAGCTATTCATGCCCCACCTGCCGCGAGGCCAATGGCCTCCTCGAGGATCTGTCCACTCTCGAAGTGGTCAGGCTACCGGACGGCGAGATGCCGGAGGACATCGTCGTTCCCCTTGAAGACGGTTACCTCGACCGCAATGACCAGCAGTACGATACCTTGGTGTTCCGCTATCCGACCGGGATGGACGAGGAGAAGATCGCGGGCACGATCCGGGAAAACGCCTCGGCCGGCAAGAATGCGCTGATGGCACGCTGTCTGAAGAGCTGCGGCGATATGCCAAAGTCACGCATGGAGGGACTGGGCACCGCGATCTTCAATGACCTGACCCTCAGCGATCGGGCGCGCATCGACCGCGCGCTCAACGAACAGGGACCCGGCATCCGGCTCAACCGCGACGTGAGCTGCGTCAACTGCGGGCGGCATTTCACTGCGACATTGGATCTGTCAAATTTTTTATCACCTTCGTAGGCGAGGAAGATCGGCTGCGCAACGAGGTCTTCTTCCTCGCCTACCATCTGCACTGGAGTGTGTGGGACATACTGGATTTGCCGACTGAAGACCGGTGGGCCTACGTGAAATTACTGTCCGCCCGACTGGAGGAAGAGCACGAGGCTATCGAGCGGGCCAGACGAGGATGAACCACGAAGGAATTATCGGTTGCTTGAATCAAGTCAGCACTATGCTCGATCAGCGCGGGCTCAGTGCCGGCTCGCTGATGCACTCGATTCAGCAGCTCATTACGCATTACCAGGGCGAGCTTGCGGGCAAGGCTGGCGTGCTTGAGCAAAAAATGACAATCATGATTACTCATCAATCCGCTGAAATCCAAAAACAAGCGGGAGATGTCGTAAAACTGACTCGCATTATTGATAACGTTGCAATCGGAACAAAGGATATTATAGACACAGAGCAGAAGACTTACGCTAGAATAAGTGATGCCCTACGGGAGTCGCGCAAGGAGGGGCAGCTTCTCGCCGACGCGATAAAGAATATCTCCGGTCGAGAAACGATGACGAAGTTCAGCCAAGCTGATTTCGCCCAAAACATGGAAGCGGCGCAAACAGCTATTCGGCGGAACCTCGATACGCTCAGAAAAGATATGCTGGATATGGGGTTCAGCGAGTCGACGATCCAAATGGCGATGCGAGGCTTCAACTGGGTTGACAAATTTGGAAATGTCCTAAAGACGCAGATCAACGAAAAGGGTGAAATTATATTCGATCCAGCCATGGCCGTCGTGAGCGAGAAGCTCGGCCAGGCTGCGACCAAGGAGGTAAGTGGGAGTCCCGATTTTTCGCCGGCCATGAAGATTGTCTTGGGTCCGTCGGGGAAAATGTCTGAGGCGGCCACGGCGGCAGCGCAAGGGACGAACCTGACGGCGGCTGGCGAGGTGCTGGAGAAGAAGATCGAAACCAGCGTCGGCGGCGCCATCAACGAGGCCGGCAACAAGATTTCGCTGGCCAGCGCCAAAGAGCTCGCCGGCAAGATTGGCGCCGGCGTCACCTCTCTCAGCAACATTATGACCTCGATCCCCCAGCTTTATAACCAGGTCAACGACTTGGCCGACGCCTGGGAGAAACCCAACAAGAGCACCAAGGACTACATGGATCTAGTCGGCCAGATGGGCGGGGTACTGAACCAGGGCGTGCAGACCATTCAAGCCTTGTCCGGGGTGCTGCAGATCGCATCCGCCGCCCAGGCCGTGTTCAACGCGATTGCGGCGTTGAACCCCTACGTGCTGATCGCCCTTGCCATAATCGCGGTGATCGCCGGGATCGCGCTGTTGATCATCTACTGGGATAAGGTGAAAGCGGCACTGCGCGACAACCCGTGGCTGGCGGTGGCCGCCTCGCTGTTCGGCATCATCGGCATCATCGTCGTGATCATCGCCTATTGGGACGAGATCAAGCTCGCGGCCCTGAAGGCGGCCAATTTCGTCAGCATCCAGATCCAGAAGATCGGCCATTTTTTCGTCGGGCTGAAAAATCTCGCCGGCATGGTGTGGGACTGGATCGTCGCGCAAGTGGAAAACGCCGGCATCGGCATCGTCAACGTCTTCATCACCGTCGGCGTCAAGATCGAGAACTTCTTCATCGATTTGATCAACGGCGTGCTCAGTCTCTACAACAAGCTCGCCGACAGTGTCATTGGCGACGTGCTCGGCCTCTCAAAGGCCGATCTGATCCCGCCGGTTCAGCTCGAGTCTAAGCTGATCCCGCCAAAGGAGGTGCCAAAGATCGATGTCGAGGCAGCCTTCAAGACCGATGAGATCAAGGGAGGGCTCGAAGACCAGATCGCCAAGCAACAGAAAGTCGTCGACGAGGCAAATAAGAAGGACGAAGAACGTCGCCAAAAGGAGCGTGAGGAGAAGGCGAAAGCCGCTGCCGCTCCGCCTCCCCCTGCGCCGGGCGCTCTCGCGCCGCCGGCGCTCGCCGTCTCACCGGGGGCGGCCCCCCAGATAGGTGTGCCGGGCGCGGCCGATCTCGGCCGGCCGGCGCTGCCCAGGGGTGCGGTCCCTGCAGCGGCCGGCCCGACTGATTCCTCGCTCCATATCGGCGTCATCACGATCAACCTCAACGCCGAAAAGCTGGAAGCCGACTCCTCAAAATTGTTGACCGACGAGCTGGTGCGCCAGCTCGAGGCCAAGCTCGAGGTGCTCGCCCGCCAGCGCGACTTCCGCACCGGCACCCGCGCGGCGGCGGCATAGCATGACGACGCCGCTCCAGCTTCAGCCGATTGCTAAACGGGGCTTCCTGCGATGCAGCGCAGCCAATCCGCTGATCCTGATCGAGTTTCAGTTCAACCCGACGCAAATCAGCGACAAGCGCGCGGTCACCTATGGGGTCTTGAATTCTCCGGGGATGCTGATGCCGATCCGTCAATACGTTCAGGGCGGCGACCGGACGCTGTCGTTCACTGTGACGATCGAGGGCATGCTGGATGGCCCGAACGCGATTGCACGGGCAGACGATGGCAGCATCGGCCCCGAGCTCAACAAATACCGTGCGCTGATGTATCCCCAGACAGATAATTGGCAGAACGTCGCCACCGGCACGTTTGTCCCGCTCTATCAGCAGTTCACCCAATTCGTCGCCCCGCCAACCTGCCAATTCGGCTTCGGCGACACCGTGATCGACTGCATCGTCACCGATGTCGGCATCACCGAAAAGCTGTTCAACCAGGATCTTCGGCCGTTGCGCGCGGAGGTGGCCGTGAGCCTGGTCGAGGTTGTGCTCTACGAGAATATGCCGACGCCGCCACCGAAAACGTGAAGAAGGACCAACGGCAATGCCAGTGACACCTGACTCCCGCTTTGCAGGATTGCCGATTCTCGAGGTCACCGCGCCCGACGGCACGACGCGCAATGTCATCGCGCTGCGGATCGGACAGCTTCCGACGCCCCAGTCGACGACCCCATTCCGCGTCCGCCAGGGTGACGAGCTTGATTTGCTCGCCAAACGGTTCCTCGGCGACGAACGGCTGTGGTGGCGCATCCTCGATGCCAATCCGCTCGTCTACCCCCTCGATATCGCGCCCGGCGACGTGATCGGCCTGCCCGATGCCGGGCCGGCGACGACGATCGTCCGCGCCCGCACCTTCTGATCGGGGAATCTGTCCATGGCACTGCCGGTGCAGTTGCGTCCCGCTACCGCCCGCGTTCCGTACTACCGGGTAACGATGGAAGGTGAGGACATTACCAGTTGGGTCAGCAGCGTGACGGTGGTTGAGGACGATCACCAGGCCGATCACGTCAGCCTAACTGTTTTGGATCCGTTGATGATTTACTCCGACGCCTTGTTCGAGGGCAGCACCGTGGAGGTCGATGCCGGATACGCCGAGCCCGATCAGCACGCACTAATGATCCGGGCGATCATCACCAAGGTGACGCTCAGCTACCCCGACGGCGGCATTCCCAGCCTCACTCTGGAGGGCGAAGACAAATCCATAGAGATGGGGCTCAAGGAAAAAAAGGCGCTGTGGCGCAACCTGACCGTCACTGCGGCGGTGCGCAAAATCGCCGGTCCCTATTTCAAGAATAATATAGAAGCCCGCCTCAGCCCGGATCCGCAGATCGTCCCACCGATCAATCAGGACGGCAAGACCGACTTGGCGTTTCTCCAGGAGCTCGCCCAAAAATATCATGGGAAATGCTTTGTCGAGCTCAATGAAAAAGGCGAGGAGGTGCTGTACTTTCTTCCTGAACGGCGGATCGTGACGCTGCGTCGCCCCGAAAACCTGATCTTGCGGTACCGCTGTGGCCCGGACAGCGCTCTGATCAGCTTCTCGCCCGCCTTCGACAGCGGCTATATCGATCGCCTGAAGGAGATCAACGACGTCGACGACAAGGGCAAGAACATCAAGAACAAAGACAAGCCGCAGACCGATCCGCCATTGTGGAGGCTGCGCGACGACGTCATCGCGCGGGCCAACGCATCCGATAAGGCGATTATCCGCAAGCTCTATGATCGCGGCAAACCGAAAAAGCAGGCTCTGCAAAAAACCCTGACCGCCAAGCGTGCCACGGTCGGCCAGGTCGCCGCCAACCAGGCCGAGCTCGATGCTCAGAACGATGCCCTCGAAGGCCGCCGCCTCGGAATGACCGCAACGGGTACGACTTTCGGCAACATCTGGCTGCGGGCGAAATCAAAACTGACGATCCTGGGTGTTAACGAGCGCTTTTGCGGCGACTGGTATGTGTCGAGCGTCACTCACAAGCTCGATACGAGCGGCTACAAGACCGATTTCAAATGCGTGCGTTGATCATGCTGGAAAGACAAGCGATGAATGGATTGAATGGATTGAGTGGATTGCATTTCGGCAAGTATGCCGGTCACGTAATCGACAACCGTGACAATGACAACGAGGGAAAAATCCTCGTCACGGTGCCGAACATCTACCCGGAGAACGAGAATATCATGGCGCGCCCGGCGTTGCCCTCGGGCTTCTACTTTGTCCCGGCAGCCGGCGACAAGGTGTGGGTCGAGTTCGAAGGAGGCGACACCGGCAAGCCCATCTGGTCGGCAGTGGATTACCCCGTCGGCCATTGGGCCACTGAGGCTGATAAAAAGCAGCAAGAGGTCAGAGTCCTGAAAACGCCGATAGGTCACGTCGTCATCTTCAACGACAAGCCCGATGACGCGGCGATCACGATCAGGGACTCTTTCGGCAACGTGGTCGAGCTGGCCAACGCTCGAATTACCATCCGCGGCACGGCCACCGTGGAAATTCAAGCACCTAATGTCATCATCAACGGCCGCGTCGTCGCCCCGTCGCCGCGGCCGATCTGAGGCCGGGCCCGTGACCATTCGCCTTCGCGGGTAACCGGCATGGCTATTGCCCCACCCTGCGTTCAGCTGCCGAAGCTGCCCAACATCCCGAAGGTCAAGCTGCCTCTGGGCGGCGAACTCTCGGCGTTTGCCGATTTCTCGGTGACGACGCCGAGCGACTGCACATTGACCTTCAGCCTACTGGCCCAATTGGCACCGCTACTGGCCAGCATCAGCTGCCTGATGAAGGTCCTGGGGGTCATCGGCGCGCTCAAGGACTTCGCCAGCAACCCATTGACCAAAGGACCCGATCTCATCGCGGCGATCGATAAAGTGGCGGAATGCATTGCGGCGGCGACGGTGCCGGCGATCAGCATCTTCGCCTCGCTCAAAGGTATCCTGGAATTGCTTGTCAACTTCATTGGCTGCATCGTCGACCAGCTCGACAGTCTCATCAAGTTCAATGCGTCGATCGACCTCGAAGCGGCCAGGGACAATCCGATCCTCGAAGCGTCGCTGAAATGTGCCCAGGACAATGCTGAGATCTCGTCGGCGGTGCTGATGCAGTCGATCGAGCCGATCAAGCCGCTGCTCGATACCGTCAACCTGCTGATGGGAATAGCCGGACTGCCGGAAATCGCACTGTCGGTGGATGCCTCGCCGGGTGCCGATGCGACCAAGATGATCGACGATCTCAAGCAGACGATCGACACGATCAAAGGCGTCATTTCGAGCATCCCCGTCTAAAAGGCTGCAACAATGGCGCTTGGCCCCGACGAGACGGTATGCCGGCAGGAATACATCGAGACGATGCGCGCCCGCATGGAAGCGGACAGTCCGGGGAGCGGCAAGAACATGGATGACCCGGATGTGCAAAAGACGTTCAACACCTTCGGGCAAGTGCTCTACCGCGTCGCGACGATCCACGCCGAGACCCAATCCGATGAGACGACCGACGCGGATTATTGGAAGTGGGTTGCCGCAGTGAGTGATTGGCAGTCGGCGATGGCGGTCTGGCAGAACGGCGTGCGCCAAGCCTTTTCGAGCTGGGCGCCGGTGACGCCGGGCGATCAGGCGCTACGGAATGCGGTGCTGCAGCTCGCCAGCCCGGGGCCGGCGCCCACACCGCCGAACGGGCTCAAGGGTAGGCTGCGATGACCGACAGGCTGACCGGCTGGGGCTTTCCGTTTCGCATTGTCCGCGAAAAGCCGAGCGGGCTCGGGAGAGTCGGCCGCGCCTCCCAGACCGACAAGATCGCGCAGAACCTACGCCACCTGCTCGGCA